TCTGTTGGATCTTTAACAATAGAAGAAGGATTAGGATTAACTGGTCAATCTTTTAGTGCAAGTGTTGGAGCAATATCTTTAGCCGATATTCAGGTTGGATTAACAGGTCAATCCATAACCACAAGTATTGGAACTGTTAATATATTTGCTTATGGTGATGTTGACACCGGTTCAAATACGTCTTATAGTAATGTTTCGACAGGTTCGAATGATACATATTCGGATGTTGCAACTGGATCAAATACAAGTTATAGTGACGCTGCATAGGAGATAATTTATGGCATCAACATTTACACCTTTAGGGGTAGAACTTCAAGCAACTGGTGAAAACGCCGGTACATGGGGGACTAAAACTAATACTAATTTACAGATCATAGAACAAATTTCTGGTGGATTTACTCAACAAGCACTAACTAGTGGTGGAACAGTAACACTGGCTGTTTCAGATGGATCAACCGGCGCTGTGATGTCTCACAGAATGATAGAGTTTACTGGATCATTGTCTGGTAACGCAGTTGTTACAATTCCCCTAGATACACAACAATTTTATTTTTTAAGAAATTCTAGTTCTGGATCTTATACTGTTCAATTTAAATATGTAACTGGTTCAGGATCGAGTGTTACTTTTGCTGCTACAGATAAAGGTGATAAGATTGTTTTTGCTGCAGCCAATGATGGCACCAACCCTGACATAAAAGAAGTAGCTTTAGGTATAGCGAGTGTTGCTGCAGATACATCTCCACAACTAGGTGGTGATCTTGATATGAATGGTCAAGATATTGTAACAACTTCAAATGCAGATTTAGAACTAGCACCAAATGGTACAGGTCATGTAACTGTCAAAGGTAATGATAATCAAGGTGCTATTCAATTTAACTGTGAAAATAATTCTCATGGTCAACAAATAAAAGCCGCACCACACTCGGAGGCTGCTAGTAATATTTTAACAATACCAAGCACTGGTGGTAACTCAACTTTAGTATCAGATGCTTCTACATCCACATTAACAAACAAAACTTTAACAGCTCCAAAGATCGCAGACGCAGGTTTTATTGCAGACGCTAACGGAAATGAGCAAGTTATTTTTCAAACGACATCTTCAGCAGTAAACGAAGTAGAAATTACAAATGCAGCTACAGGTAATGGACCAATCATCGGTTCAAGCGGAGAGACTAATGTAGATTTAAATTTAACTCCTAAAGGTCTTGGAAGAGTATCTTTAGGTGCTGCTTCAATTCAAAACGTAGTTGAAAAAGTAACAGTATCTGCAACTGCAGCTACAGGAACAATCAACTATGATGTTATAACTCAAGCGGTTTTATATTACACATCTGCAGCTACAGGTAACTTTACAGTTAATTTTAGAGGAGATGGATCGAACACATTAAATGCTATAATGTCAACAGGTCAGTCTCTTACTGTTGCTTTCTTAGTAACATGCACAGGTTCAGCTTATTACAATAATGCTGTCACAATTGACGGATCTTCAATTACACCTGAATGGCAAGGTGGTTCAGCACCGTCAGCTGGAAATGCTAACTCCATTGATGCGTACACGTATACAATAATTAAAACTGGGGATGCTGCATTTACAGCTCTTGCAGCGCAAACACAATACGCTTAATAGGAGGTTTATAAGTTATGCCAATAATCGCTAGTTTCGGGGCAGCGTCAGCACATGGTTTCGGTCAAAGAGCAAAGAGCGCACCTGCTTTTGTAACAGGAACAGGCGGATCAGTAACAACTTCTGGTGATTATAAAATTCACACATTTACAGGTCCAGGAACTTTTTGTGTAAGTTGTGCTGGAAATTCTGGCGGATCTGACACTGTTGACTATTTAGTAGTAGCTGGTGGTGGCGGTGGCGGTGGAGGCACTCATGGAGGTGGAGCTGGAGGAGGAGGTTATAGAGAATCTTCAGGTGCAGCTTCGGGTTGTTATACCAGATCACCTTTAGGTGCCTGTGTTTCAGCATTATCAGTTTCAGCTCAAGCTTATCCAATTACAGTAGGTGGTGGTGGCAATGCAGGTGGACCTGGCCCAGCTGTTGGTAGTAATGGATCAAACTCAATTTTTAGTTCAATTACCTCTACAGGTGGGGGACGTGGAGGCACCATAGGATGTGGCACTGGTCAACCTGGTGGTTCAGGAGGTGCAGCATATGGTGGCGGTACAGGAGGTGCTGGTAATACACCACCAGTAAGTCCACCTCAAGGTAGCCCATCAGGTAATGCACCACAAGGTGGTGCGCATAAGTATGGTGCTAACGGAGGTGGTGGAGCCACTGCAGCAGGCACAGGTGGTGGACCAAGTTCAGGAGGATGTGGCGGAGCAGGAGCAACATCTTGTATTACTGGAAGTCCTGTGGGTAGAGCAGGAGGTGGTGGAGGATCTGTTTATGCTGGTGGAGCTTCAGGTTCGCAGGGCACTGATGGTGGTGGAAATGGTGGAGCAGGTAGCTCAACAGCCGGTACAGCAAATACTGGTGGTGGTGGCGGTGGAGCAGGTGGTCATCAATCGGTTACAGGTGCAGCTGGTGGTAGCGGAATTGTAGTAATAAGGTATAAATATCAATAATTATGGCACATTTTGCAAAAATAAATGAAGATAACAAAGTTATTTCAGTGTTAACTATGGATAATGATAATATGTTAAATGCTGATGGTGTCGAAGACGAGACACTAGGTCAACAGTGGTTAGAAACACACAACAACTGGCCTGCACATATGTGGATTCAAACTTCTTATAATACAAAAAATAATCAACATTTACTAGGTGGCACACCTTTTAGAGGAAACTATGCGGGTATAGGTCATGAATGGGATGAAGATAATAATGTTTTTTGGTCTCCATCACCTTATCCCTCTTGGGTAAAACATTTAGCAACTGCAAGTTGGAAATCACCAATCGGTGATGAGCCTTCGTTAACAGATGAACAAATTTCACAAAACACTCCTGCAGATGAAAACACACCTCCAACTCATAAATGGCAATATTTGTGGAATGAAACTAATCAATCTTGGGACTTGACAGATACATTAGCATAAATTAAAAATAGTGGTGGTATGTTAAAGAAAGTATTAACGGAACAAGCCTTATATTTTGGAGATGTTTCAATGCCGAAAGGTTTTGAAATAAATAATTTAGAATTATCTCAATTAATTTTTAAATGTTTCCATGATAAAAAAGATTTTATTTTTTCTAAAAATTGGGACAAATTAAATACTTATGTTAGAGAATATATAAATCTTAATTTTAAAATTAATTTAATCAATAAAGAATCTTGGGGGGATATTTATATTCCAAATGAAACAACTGAATTAAAAACAAATGTTAATCCTGTTGATTTAAAAAACTCTCCTGATTTTACCTTGTTATATGGGATTAACACTGTTGATTGTAGTATTAAAATTTTATATGACGACAATAGAAGAAAAGGTAGATCCTGGATTGTACCATTAAAAAACAGTGCTTTTGTTATGTTTCCATCTACTAATATGTATAGTATTATTAATAAACAGAAAGATTCTTTAAATTTTATACAAACTATAACTTATGAATACATCTGATTATTTTTTTTGGAACAAAGTGCTTTCGAAAGAAGAAATTAAAAAAATTAATTCTTTATTAAATAAATACAAAGGAGAAAAAGAATCAGTGCTTGCAAAAGCTAAGGAATCCAAAAAAACATCAACAGTTTATCCAATTGAAATTAAATTTTTAAAAGAAGAAATAAGTAAAATTCTTTACAACATTACTAAAGTTAATCAAGATCGTTATGGTTATGACCTATATAATTTTCAAGATGATGATAAATTAAATTATAATATTTATAAAACAGGTGAAGAATATGAATGGCACAACGATATAGAAACTTTTAAAGCCTCAGATATTAAATTAACAGCTTTGGTAAATATATCAGAAAGCTCTTTTTCTGGAGGTGAGTTTAATTTATTAAATTCAAAAAACGTGACTTTAGCTGCTGAATTAAGCAACCCTGGATCTATGATAGTTTTTAACTCTTTTATTTTACATAAAGTAGACCCTATAATAAAAGGCACAAGAAAAACTTTAACTTTTTTTGCCAAAGGACCTGCATTCAAATGAACTTACATAATTATTATTGGTATTTTAAATCAGCAATACCTTCAAAAATATGTGATGACATTATTAAACATGGTTTATCACAAAAAGAAGTAATGGCTAGAATAGGTGGGTTTGGTGATAAAAAATTAAATAAAGAAGAAATAAAAAATTTACAAGTAAAAAGAAAATCAGATTTAGTATGGTTGAATGATGCTTGGATATATAAAGAAATACATCCTTATGTGCATGAGGCAAATAAAAAAGCTGGTTGGAATTTTCAATGGGACAGAAGTGAGTCTTGTCAGTTTACAAAATATAAATTAAATCAATACTACGATTGGCATTGTGATAGTTGGGATAAACCTTATGAAAAAGAAGGACCCAACAAAGGTAAAATTAGAAAATTATCTATGACTTGTCAGTTAACAGATGGATCAGAATATAAAGGTGGTGAATTAGAATTCGATTTTAGAAACTACAGTCCAAATATGAGAGATGAATTAAAACATAGAGTGCAGTGCAAAGAGATTTTACCAAAAGGATCTATTATTGTGTTTCCTTCATTTGTATGGCATCGTGTTAAACCTGTAACTAAAGGAGTAAGATATTCATTGGTCATGTGGAACCTTGGATATCCTTTTAAATAAAATGAATTTTATACACAAAGTATCAAAAGCTTATCCAAAAAAATCTTGTGTTAATCTTATTAATTGGTTTGAGGATAATACAAATCTTGCTGTTCAAGGTGGAAGTGATATTAAAAAATTAAATAATTTAGAAATTAATTTAATTCTTAAACAAGAAACAGATTATTTTAATTTAGGGAAAACTTTAATTAAGAGTATTAAAAATTTTAAAAAAGCTTATCCATACGTGGATAAATATATGGCTAGATGGAATCTTAATCCATCTATGCAACTTATGAAATACGAACCTAATAATTATTATGATATCATACATTGTGAAAATACTGGATCTCCTGAACATTTTAGAAGAGCTTTTGCTTTTATGATATTTTTAAACGATATAAAAAAAGGTGGTGGCACAAAATTTTTATTTCAAAAATCTATAATTAAACCTAAAGCTGGTGATTTTTATGTATGGCCCGCTTATTGGACTCACTTACATCAAGGCGAAAATGCACCAAAAGAAAAAAAATATATCATAACAGGATGGATGGAGTACATATAACATGGACATAGTTGAATATTTTAAAACACCAATATGGATTGAAAGTAAACCAGAGTTTGTTAAATCGTTAAACAAAGCAAGTAATAAATATATTAATGATGCTCGTAAGAAAGAAAAAGAGTATGTAAAAAAATATGGTGATTTTGGAAGATCATATCACTCAACACCATTAACAATGGACAATGATTTTTTAGATTTTAGAAATTATATTGGTCAAAAGTCTTGGGAGTTTTTAGATTGGCAGGGTTTTGATATGAGTAAATATACTACTATGTTTAGTGAACTGTGGGTACAAGAGTTTGCTAAAAAAGGTGGTGGTCATCATTCTGCACATATACATTGGAATCAACACGTATCAGGTTTTTATTTTTTAAAATGCAGTGATAAAACATCATATCCAATATTTCACGAACCAAGAACAGGAGCACGTGCAACTAAATTACAAATGAAATCTTTTGATAAGATATATCATGGAACTGAATTAGTGCATTTTAAACCACCAAAACCTGGAACATTAATTATATTTCCAGGTTATCTAGAACATGAGTTTGCAGTAGATCATGGCATAGAACCATTTAGATTTATACATTGGAACATACAAGCTATACCAAAAGGAATGGCAAAAGATGTCTAAAATAAAGTATGAAATAGAACCTGTATTTAAAATAGAGTTTTTTAAAATTAAATGCATTAATTTTAAAAATAAAAAAGAACATCTAGAAGAGGTTCTTAAAATGTTTCCCGAGATGCCTTTTCCAAATTTTTATAGCAACAGAAACAAAGCAGATTTTACTTGGCAACTACAAGAAATATTTAAAGAAGAATTTAGTTTAATAAGAACTAAGTATAATTCAAAGATAGATGTAACTAGAGCCTGGTCTGTTACGTATGATAAAGGGCATTATCACGTCCCCCACAACCATAGCTCTCAGGGATATGCAGCTATATTATATTTACAGATGAAAAAAGACTCACCTAAAACAACATACATACAACCCTGGAATAATGAAAAAGATCAAAGCGTTTTATTTACACCAGATGTTGAACAAGGTGATATTATGATAGTGCCTCAATTTATAATGCATTACACAGAACCAAATACTATTAATTTTAAAAAAAGAATTATATCTTTTGATTTTCATGAGCTTTAAAAAAAATAAATACGCAGTTATTAAACAAGCTATATCAAAAGATTTAGCAATATTTTGTATGAATTATTTGTTAATGAAAAAACAAGTTTATAACACCTGTATAAAAGAAAGATACATATCACCGTATGAAACTATGATGGGTTCTTATGAAGATGATCAAATCCCCAATACTTACTCACATTATGCAGATGTCGCTATGGAAACATTATTGTTAAAGTGTCAACCAGAAATGGAAAAAGTAACAGGATTAAAATTATATCCTGCATATACATATGCAAGAATATATAAAAAAGGTGATGAATTAAAAAGACACAAAGATAGATTTAGCTGTGAGATATCAACTACTATGAATCTTGGTGGTGATAATTGGCCAATATATTTAGAGCCATCCGGTGAAATTAGTAAAAAAGGTATTAAAGTAGATTTAAAACCAGGAGATATGCTAGTCTACAGAGGTTGTGAATTAGAACATTGGAGAGAAAAATTTAAAGGTAAAGAATGTGTACAAGTTTTTTTACACTATAATAATTGCAAGACACCAGGTGCTAAACGTAATATGTTTGACAAACGTCCTCATTTAGGTCTTCCATCTTGGTTTCAAAATTTTAGGCAGTAGATAACTGTCTTATGATGGGTGCAACGGACACCACCACATACCACCCGTTGCACCCTTTATAAGAAATGAAAAACTTTTTAAAAAAATTAAAAGATAGTGTTCTAGCAAATACAGAACAAAAAAATAATGAGCTATGGGATGTTGAAGGTGTATTACACAATCAAAAATTTAAATTTGATTTACGACCTATTAAAAATAATTGTAAAATAGGAAGCTTTGCAACTAAAGCAGATAAAATGGTTTTTGATCTTAAAAATGAATATATTATTGTCGACGTGCAAGAATTACATAGATATTTGAAAGAAAATAATATTAAAAATGTCCATTTACAAAGTTTGATATCCAAACTAGAATGGAATATAATGCTATCAAAATAATAAAAAGCTTATATAGTACGAGAGTTATGCTACAAAAAATAGGTTTTGCACCGGGAATCAATAAACAAATATCTGCAACTACAGCTGAAAGCCAGTGGGTAGATTGTGATAATGTTAGATTTAGGTATGGCACACCAGAAAAAATAGGTGGTTGGAGACAATTAGGAGAGAGTAAACTAACTGGTGCTGGTAGAGGTCTTCATCATTTTGTAAATAGCAAAGGCAGAAAGTATGCAATTATTGGAACAAACAGAATTTTATATGCATACTCAGGGGGAATATTTTATGATATACACCCAATTAAATCGACAACAACTCTTACAAGTGCGTTTACTACGACCAATGGATCACCGACTGTTACAATAACTTTTAGTGGATCTCATGGTATAGGTGAGCAAGATATTATATTACTAGATAATTTTTCTTCGATAACCAATTCTAATTTTGCAGCTGCTGATTTTGATGATAAGAAATTTATGGTAACTAGCGTACCATCAGCTACAACTTTAACGATAACTATGCCCTCAAATGAATCAGGATCGGGTGCAACGACATCTGGTGGTATTAGAGTGCAACATTATTATTCTGTGGGACCAGCAGTACAAGCAAAAGGTTTTGGTTGGTCGCTTGGATCATGGGGAGGGACAGCAACTGGAGTTGCAACAACAACTATAACATCAGGTATTAGTGATTCTGCTACAACTGGTATTATATTAACTGATGCTAGTTTGTTTCCAAACACAGGGACTAGCATTATTAAAATTAATGATGAAGAAATATCATACACAGGAATTAGTGATTCAAATGAGTTAACAGGTGTAACTAGAGAGGTAAGAGGAACAACAGCCTCTGCTCACAATGGTGGAGACACTGTAACGAATACAACAGATTTTGTAGCATGGGGTGAGGCAGCTTCTGGTGACCTAGTATTAGAGCCCGGCATGTGGTCACTTGATAACTTTGGTGATAAAGCAATATGTTTAATACATGATGGTGCTGTTTTTTCTTGGGACTCTAGTTTATCAAATGCAGAAACAACAAGAGCTGCTATTATTACTGGAGCACCAACAGCATCAAGGCACATGTTAGTATCTACTCCGGATAGACACTTAGTATTTTTTGGAACAGAGACAACAATTGGAGATACATCAACACAAGACGACATGTTTATCAGATTCTCAGATCAAGAAGATATAAACACTTATACACCCACAGCAACCAATACAGCTGGTACACAAAGACTGGCCGACGGATCACAGATCAGAGGTGCTATTAGAGGTAGAGATGCAATTCTTGTTTGGACTGATACAGCTTTATTTACACAACGTTTTGTTGGTCAACCTTTTACCTTTGCATTCGCGCAAGTTGGGACGCACTGCGGACTTGTTGGACAGAATGCATGCGTAGAAGTTGATGGTTCTGCGTATTGGATGTCTGAAAATGGATTCTTTAGATATGCAGGTAAACTAGAATCACTACCATGTTTAGTAGAGGATTTTGTATACGATGATATAAATTTAGAATCTGGTAACCAAATGGTATCTGCTGGATTAAATAATCTATTTGGTGAAGTAATATGGTTCTATCCAACTTCCTCATCCTCTGTTGTAAACAGAATGGTTGCATACAACTATTTTGATTCTTCACCACAAAGACCAGTTTGGACAAATGGAACACTAGCTAGAACTATGTGGAGAGATTCTGCGGTATTTGGAGTTCCACATGCTTTAGAATATAGTGCAGCAGTAGATACATCTTTTGATGTCGTAGGAAACACGGAAGGTTCTACGATATATTATGAACACGAAACAGGGACAGATCAGGTTCAGGGTGGAACAACGACAGCAATACTTGCAAATATATCTTCTGGAGACTTTGATATTAGTCAAAGAAGAGCAGCGGCAACAGGACAATCAACTGGTATTGCTGATCTTAGAGGAGATGGTGAGTTTATAATGAAGATAAGAAGATTTATACCAGATTTTATATCTCAAACTGGTAATACACAGGTTACATTACAGTTAAGAGATTTTCCAAACGATAGCCAGTCTAGCTCATCACTTGGACCATTTACAGTTTCATCATCTACTAAAAAAGTAGATACACGTGCAAGAGCTAGAGCTGTTGCATTAAAGATAGCAAACACGACAACTAATCAAAGTTGGAAGTTAGGAACTTTTAGATTAGATATACAACCAGACGGACGTAGATAATGGCAAAAATAGTGCAGGTATTAACAAGACCAAGTAGCGAATATGATCTACCAACAGCGGAAGCACAGGTTAGAGATCTTGATGCAATTATAGAAAAATTAAATACTACGTTTCAAGAAGAATTAAAACAGGAGGTAGAAGCATTTAACTTCTTTTTACAATAATGGCTAACAGTTTTATAAATAAAAAAGCAGACCTGACAACAACAGATTTAACTACACTATATACAGTGCCTAGTTTTAAAACAGCTGTTGTAAAATCATTGATAGTGTCCGAAGACGCTGGATCAGGGAGCACGATAACTATAACATTAGTAAATGCTAGTGGCACTATATTTAATCTATTTAAAGATAAAGCAATAGCATCTAAAGCAACAACAGAACTTTTAACTCAACCTCTTGTAATGGAAGAGAGTGAGATACTTAAAGTACAAGCTGCTGACGCGAACGAGCTGCACGTCATAGCCTCGATATTAGAAATACAGCCAAGAGAGGTAACATCATAATGAAAGATATACCAGTAATAGAACCAAAAGAGATTATAACAACAATAACAAATATGAAAACAGGCGAAAAATATAAAGATGATGCTGATTGGAAAGCCAAGGGTATACCAGAATCTGACATAAGAAAAGATGTTAGAGTGATTATGCCCAGCCTTGATTTATTTGGAGAAACAAAATAAGATAGAACGATGGCCATAACTAGAGCACAACAAGCAAAACAAATGTTACGAAACGGCGGTATGTCTTTACAAGAAGCTAAAGACATGGCACCTAAGGGTGAGTTTCTTGCATATATAAATAATAAAGAAGCTAACATGTTAAAAAAAGCTGGTGGCTCTGGT